TACATAGTTGGGCCGCAGCGGGTCTGCTCCTCCACGATTGGGGAGAAGTAGGAGCTTAGGAATTTCACTCGGCTCAAGGTTTCCACTTTAACCTTGAGCTCATGTCCAAGTAGGCGCCCTGCCTCTCTGATGAAGGGGGGAGCATCGTACCTGGGATCATGTGCGAAGACACTGTCGTCTCCCGCAACAATGAACTTGCAGCAATCCTCGGGGATCCCCGCCAATCGGGATGCCAACCAGAGGATGCCAATGTTCACGAGTGAATTCAACAAGGTGGTGAACGTCGAGCCGGATTTCATCGTTCCGTCCACCTTGAACCGGGTACCATCCCGGAGTTTTGTGGGTGAGTCACGCTGGGCGAGAACCGCCTCACGGACCCACCATGGAGCATGGCGCATGCTCCCAAGGATGTTCGCCAACATGTCGAACCAACTGGCGTTTTGATGCCCGTCGTACTTTGAGGCATCCGCTTCAACAAAAACCCAGTCAGCCGGCACATTGGTCATCCAGACCCCAATCTCTGTCGCGTTGTAACCTGACCCCAGCGTCATCGATGAGCTCAAACCGAGCCTTTTCTTCATCGCTCCGTACATCGATTGTACGGCTGGCCCTGTCAAACAGTTGGCCAGTGGGGTAAGGTGTTGAATGGCGCGAGTCGAATGTGGTTCGACTGCCCAGTCTCCAGACCAGAGATTGTGTGGAAACAAGTTCCACTGTGGGTCCTCCACCACCTCATCGAGCCCAGTTGTGGGTTTTGTGAGCAGTTCACGCTTGCCGAAAGCAGTGAATTCACTGAGCTGTCGAATCCTCTCGGAAGTGAGGTGGGGGATGAGCTTCCGAAAGGCAGGAATGGCGTTCTGCATCTTGCGCCGTTGCTCTGGGCGTAACTTAGAGTGATAGGTCGTCAAACCGTCACACTTAACGTCCCAGGAAGTGCAGAGCGTGGTCAGCATGTCTTGAACCAATTTCAGGCTCTTTACATCGGCATGTTTTAGCTGACCCATCGACCGATTGAGGACCCCGTACATGGTGGCGGTCGAATTCTTGGAATCCACCACAGGTATCCGCGAGAAAAGGGGGCCGTAACAGAATGCTCCGAATTCATTGACCGCAGGAACGGTCTCCTTCGGAAGAGTCCAATTCGACGAGACGAACTGTGGACCCTCAGG